TTGAATTTAAAGTATCGTTTACGCATTCTTCGAGTGATCCTTTTTCTGACATACGTCTTATCTCGTTTGAAAACATATCCAACGAAATCTAACGGACGTTTGTCTATATTGAACACCTGCCAATTCTCTTTGATTGTTAAACTCTCATTATTAAGGAACGCTTCAATTAGTAACTTATCTTTCCTAAGTTTCTTTTTGTTGCTCCCGAATACAACCATATCATCCATATACCTGACATAATAGATAGCGCCTAATGTCTCTTTAATGTAATGATCTAAATCCTGTAAATAGAAATTTGCAAACCATTGTGATGTATAATTACCGATTGGTATACCTAAATGGTGGCTGTCAATGATGATATCTAATAACCACAAGACATCTGGGTCTTTGATTATACGTCTAAATTTCATTTTTAACGTTTCTTTGTTGATGTTTGGATAATACTTCTTAATATCTATTTTAAGGGCATAACGAGTATTTGTATGGTCTGTGCGTATCCATTTCTCAGTAGCCTTCTTTGCATATAGCGTACCTCTGTTGGGTATAGAAGCACAATTCCATTTGTACATGCCGCGTACAACTTGCGGCTTGATGATGTTCATTAAACACCAATGAATCACTTGATCTGGAAAGAACTTCGGTTTATAAATAATTCGCTCTTTCTTACTCGCTCCGTCTATTAGGACTGATTCCCAATACGGATTAGGAATATATGTTTTGTTTTTTAAGATGTCATGGACTAAATCAATAGCCTTGTCTAAGTTTTCAAATACCTTCATGACTCCGCGTTTATGTCTTTTTCCTTGACTCGCTGATAATATAGCCTGTCTGATGTTATCTTTTTCATATATTTTGTGATAGACGTTACCTATTCTTTTCATAGTAAACCTTTCTGTGGCAATAATAGTGTTTCGAGTTCCCTACTAAACTATTCCCTTAATAGCCATTTTTTACCAAGTGGTAAGGATTGTGCAGTGCTTGACCATAGAAAGCCGAGCACCAATATTGAAGTTCGTATTACCGAGATCGTTGTTCAGATTCCAATAGAACATACCAGCATTAGAACTGTTATTCCAATTACCGCCGACGAACTCAAACGAACACACGAAAACTGCACCACACAACCCCTTAAAACCTTATATTCTCATTGGGGGAAGACCCCCATTGAAACCCCCTTAAGGGCGATACGAAAGCCGAGCACCACGACTGAAGTCCGCATAACCGAGAGCGAAGTCCAGAGCCCAAGAGAACAAACCAGCAATAGAACTGTGAAACCAAGAACCGCCGACTAATGCTGTTCTATCTCCAGAGTTTTGATAATAATAATCTCTAAAGAATAAACCGCTGCTCGCTTGAACACTGATTGGGAACTTCGCATATGGATAATTTGCGTCATAACCTAAATCTTGAGCATAGTTATTTGTTAATGCGTTTGTGTATCCTAAAGGTAGATATGGTTCTGCATAAACACCAGCAACTGACGCTGTATCGTTGTAGTCTTTTGGATTTTCCGTAACGTATGCTTTTTGATTTGAAATCTTAACACCGTCAACGTTCTTCCAGATGTTACCAAATGGATTTTCTAACCCACGCCATACAATCGAATGTTTACCGTCATTTAATGCGTGTGTACCACTGACTTTAACTTGGTCTGTTGCACCTGTTTTCCAACCACGTGAAGCAACAACGTTACCAATCGCGATATTAACCGCTGCACCGTCAAAGGTGATTTTAGTTTCACCGGCGTTTGGTGTATCAACTTCAATCAATGTAACGACTCTATCGTTTGCTACTGTGCTGTTTGAGTTAGAAGTTCCAATTGAAATAGTTTGGCCTAAAACGAAGTTAGCACCTGTTGCGTTTGATACAACAATGAAGTTTACCCCTGTGCCGTCTGCTACGGCTGTATGCGTTCCACTGTAAGGCATTGATGTTGCGCCCAGAAAGACACCTTGAGAATGTTTTGTCGCAAACTCAATCATGAATGGTATCTGAACTAAATCAACGTATTCGGCTAAGTCTGTAATTTGATATTTAGAGTTGACACCTAAACCGTCGAGCGCTCTTGCTGCTGTTCTGAAATTATTTCTTGAATATGTAACTCTTGGAAACTGTCCTGTGAGTGAACGCAGTTTGTTATTAGCGTCTAAGAACGCTTCATACGCACCCATGTAAGCATAGTCACGTTCTGTGCCGTCTGTCTTCTTAAAGGGTAGTGGCAACCTGTAACCGTCATCTAATTTTGTTTCACACATAAATAGATAATGATAATCAACGCCGCCTTCTTTTACCCATTCTTCTTTAATGTAATATTTCCTTACCTTTACAAAAGTGTTTGACACATCATTAGCACTTAAATCTGTTGCAATGATGTTTTCTTTTGTTCTTTGGAAGATTGGTATAAAGTCGAACGAGTTCTCTGCTAATGCGCCGTCGATAGCTACGTTTGCAACTAATCCCGTAGCAGCGCCTACTGTTTTGACTCCATTGAGTCTTGTGACTCTTTCGAGTTCACTTGCGGATTGTCCGACAACTTCACGAACACCGTACTCGGTTATTCGCTTAATGAAGTTTGCGTCATCATCCACATTTTTGATGTATAAAACATCATTCAATACATGAGTTAAATTGACTCCCATTTTTTATACCTCTGCTTTCGTCATAGTTTTTATACGTCCTTCGACGTCTTTTGTATAGGTTGTTTCGTATGATTTACCGTCCGCATATGTTTCGGTTATCTTTTGGATGTTACCGTTTTGATCGTATGCTAGGTATGTACTAACGTTGTCACTAACTACTGATGTTAATTTCCCGTTCACAAATGACATTTGGGTTGTGCCAACTTGTCTAACTTCGTTTAGTAAACTATAATCCATTTTAATACCGATAAATTCAGCTGTAGCCGTTCCACTTGAAATTGTGAAGGTGTAATTCGTCGCGTCTTTTGCAATTGTTGATGTGACCGTTGGCGTCGTGTTGATGATTTCTGTTATCACTTCTCCTGTTGATATTTTACTTGGAGCAAACATTTTGCTTGTAATTTGTCCGTCTGTTTTAACTTGAACCAACACAAAGTCATAATCGTTTAACACTGACACTGCGATTGTCTGTCCGCTATTCAGCGTGCCAAGCGATGTATCTTTCCAACCGTAGATCGCTTTTAATTGATTCATGATGGCGTCTACTTCTGGTTTTGTGTAGATGTTTGATAGGATAGCGTCTAGCTGTGTCTTAGAGTATAGGTCTGAAATCTTTGTGATAAGTAGATCATCAATCAAACTCTTTCCCGTTTCCTTATCAACCTTAGTAGCAAGGACTAAATCTAAGTCTGTTCTTGTGTATAGATCATCTAGTTTCGTAAAGAACTCCTTAGTCATTAGGCCGTCTGATGTAGCGCTTGCTAATCCGATGATGAACTGACCATAGTTATTCCATTCAGAACCGTTGAAGTACCACTCGTTCTTGTCAATATCAACTAATACATCTCCAATTACAGGGTTTCTGCTTAAGATTTCAACAATTCTTGCATTAAGTTGAACGTCTGTTGGATTGCTTAAATTGATAGTTCCGCGATAAACGTATGCCCCAACAAGTGCAGCAATCATATTTCTAATATCTTCGTGTGCTGAACCGCTGTTATTATGACCAGACACTGCAGCGACTATTGCAGCAGCTTGAAGTGTTGATACAGGTTTGTTGACGTCTGATGTGTTATCTGCATTACCTAAACCAACTTGAGCTTTTGTGACTTGGTGTGGATTGTCAGTTCTTGCAATATGTGCGTCATGTGCGTCTTGTAGTGTTTTAAGCCATTGCGAGTTGACCCATGAACCGTTGGACATTCTAACTAAAATATCATTTGCAGCACCATTTGTCACATTGACTTTTGAAAGTTGATCTAATGTTGGGTAATATCTAGGACTCACGAATATAGAACCGTCAGATCCGTGAACGCGTCCAACAATGCCCACTCTGACAATATAATTAGTTCCGCTTGGCCGAACATTCGTTAAATTCCCATGTCCGAGCCATACGTTTTGACCTGTCTGCCATGTAGCATAGTCCGTCTTAATTCCGTTGACTAGGCCATACAAACAACCGAATCCGTCAGCACCTGGACCGATATTTTCAGTCGTTAGACCAATCGTTTTCTCTGCTATTTCTTCTTCTGTGTTATCTCCAGCACCAATAAGCATGTGATTGCTTCCGACAACACCACCAATGACATAAAAAGGAGCACCATTATTCATTGCAACCCCTAAATCACTTCTGACTTTAATAAGTGTTTCTTGGCCATGTTGGATAACGACCGTTGCACTTAGACGTGTCTCTAAACATTTAAGCTCGTCGTTCCACCTTGTTTCGCCTATCCCTAACGTTTCTGCTGGGTCGTTGGTATCGAGGGCTATCTTCTTTAAAACAAAGTCCCCTGTGGCGATATTTTGAATGTTTGATTCAACGACGTTCATCCTTTGTCCAAGCAATGCTACGTCTGCACCAATCGAAGCAAGATAGTTGATTTCCTCTAGCGTGAGTTCATATTCGACAGACAACGTAGGATCTACAGGAATATCAATTGTAGATGTTGTTAAAACCATAACCATACGGTCTTTAATCCACTTTGCGCCGTTCCAATAGATAATTTGCCCTTTACCAAATATAAATCCTTGTACGTTGAAATTATAATCTTCACAGACGTAATAATCTCCGGTAGACATACCACTTGTTGGTAATGCTACTTCTGAACCAAATGTGCCTTTATACGTCACGGCTCTTGCGGAAGGCACAATTTCTTCGAATGTAAAACTTGCGCCAATTCGTCCTTGATGATGTTTTGAAATGTAAGCTAATGCTTTTTCGAAGATTTCTACTTCAAAGACATTCCAATCATAAACCGTTTGATATAACACATCTGTTTCTGGTATAACGTCTTTTCCTTTGTAAGCGGTAGGTATCACGTATTGTGATAGATTTTGAATCTTGCTATCGTATACTAGGAAATTGACACCTACTGCGTCATCGAGCGGCAGCGGCGTGATAATTTGAACCATGCCGACATAATTTGATAATGCTCTGACTGAACCAGAGTAATCGAGATAATTACCGGAAGAGTCAATAATGAATTGTAGTGCGTTTTTTTTCATGTTTTATCTCCTATCTTGATATATTTAATATCTGTTGCTTTGACATACCATAGGTTACCTTCTAGTATGTATACTTGTATTTCTTCTTTGTTGGCAAGAGCAAATAAATTATTGACGTCATCATAGACGTAATAGACATAAATCATCTCACCTTTATAATCGTATCGGTCTATGATTGGACCGTCTTCTTTGACGTAGGCGATCCAATCTGTACCGTTGTTGTGAAAATATAACTTTGCATATCCTTCTGGTTGTTTGTATCCATAATCGCATGCACTTATTATAAATAATAATATCATGAAAACACTTAAAAGTACTAATTTTTTCATATTCTTACCTTCTTGTCTTCCAATAAATGGATTTTGTTGTGTTTGTCATGAATACCACCATAAGAATTTCTAAGCTGTTTTCTTCGTACCACACAACACCTTGACCGGTAATTGTAGTTGTAATATCTATGCGATTGCCAGAAAATTGAACATTGATTGTGTCTGATACAATTTTGTTTAAATCTACTATTGTCGAGTTTTTACCTGGTCTATAATTAAGTACTGCACGCTTTATGTTGTAATCTAGTGTTTCCTGCAGACCCAAAGGATTAAACCTTGCAAACCCTGGATATACGACAACACTGTTTGACTCGCTTAAGAATGTCACTTCTTGCGCTATTGCCGTAATCTCTCTTGCGTCTTTATTTAGTTCATATGACAAGCTTGAAATTGGAATAAGCCCTGCGTTATTCGCTGCCAAAGGATAGTTATTCATTCTTTGCAGTGTTGCGCTTCCCATAGCGTACAAATCAATTTTAACTTGAGCTACGCGGCCGTATATGTCGGTGTATTGAACTTCTTCTTGCCATTTTTGAGTAACGCCATTGATAGTCGTTGTGTACTTTCTAACGCCAGCGCTAAAGTTGTCTTTCATTCTAATGTTGATTGATAATGTTTTACCCATTGATATGACGTCTACATTCGCGTCTACGCGTTTATAGCTTCCGTCTGATAGTTCGTATTGGATATAAGCGTATGTCGGCGCACCAGGTACTTTTAAATTCATTAGCGCTCGTAAGAACATTGTGCGATCAACATATGATGTATCATCAGAATATTGAATCCAATCTGTGAAAATCATCATTTCTCGATATTTATCAATTCTAAGTACCATTTCATCGAGCGGTATTTCATACTGTCTTAATCTGCTTGAGATGTCAACATAACTAGATATCACTGCATAATCTTGAACATAATTCAAACTGTATAAAACGTGATCCTCTCTGGGTTGGATATTTCTTACAACGAGTATTTGACCTTTGGTGTTTGGCTGGCCTATCGTTGGAAGTTCTCCTACTGTTGCAACAATACCTGTTTTAGATATGTTTGTGCCGCCCATTCGATTGACAATATTTTGTGCATAATTGCCAAGTGATTTCGCTTCGTTAACTCGAGCTGTCTCGTTGAAGAATTTAACTGTTTCTGTTTGGAATCCTGTTTGATCTTCTTTATATATCGTCGTTCTGGATTGTGAATATTGTTTGTATTCGATATATATTTGTATAGCGTCATCGGCTGTTGTAGTTCCAGGGTCTAAAGTTGTTACATTTTCATTTGTTTGCAGCGTTGCTTGTGCAAATATCGTTTCATATAACGCTCTTATTACTTGTGGTTGGCCAATGAGTTGTGGTTCGAAAGTACCCGTAAATGACATGTTGAATATCTTATTTTGACCTTTTTGATAGTAAAGCGTGTTATTCTTATTGAACGACGATCTACCAATGAATGTATAGCTTGATTCATTTGTGAGGGTATCCCAATATGTCTTTTCTAATACTCTATCGGTAATATCCCAAACAGTGCTAGCTGGAAACGAATGATTCGCGGTGTTGACCGCTATACCTTTAACTAATATCTTTCTTGGTTTGTCTATCTTCAATGTTGTATGATAACCTAAGTTGGCAGTAGTTATTTGTGACAATCCGTCTTCAATAGCTCTTAATGTAGCCCAACCACCCTTGAATGGCTCTACTTTAATTGCGTTTTCATCTCCGATAATGTTTTCTGCATTTATTTCAATTGCGTTAACATAGTCTTCAAAGTATGCAATTGCAGCATGACTCTTTTCGTTTGGTGCGTCATAGCGAACTTGTGATTCCATGTCATCAAAGAACTTAAATTCTACAGTTGGTTTCGTTGATGAAGACTCAACAACCTTAGCAAACATTTTGACTATTTCTGACAATTTCCAGTATGCGTTTCCTAGCCCGTCATCTGATCTAACCATTCCACCAGATAAATAGAAATCTTCTAGGTCTGCGTAATATTGAGGAAATTGTGTTTTAAATGCTAGCATAACATCTAGCCCATTTGGAAGTTCTGGCGTTGTTACGGTCAATCTATTGCCTGCTAACAGTTCTGTTGATCTGTAATAGCTTCTTACGACGTTTGAAAGTCTGTATAAAGGATTCGTATCATAAACAAACACCGGCTTCCAATAGGTATTACCAAATCCGTCGTCTGCTCTTATAATTAAACCATATTCCCAATTTTGACGAATGTTATTAAATATTGCCGATTGTTGGTTTTGCAACGCCCACCAAACATCATTTTCATCATGTCCACCTTCGCCAACTGTGACCGTAGTTCTAGCTTCAATATAGTAGCTTTCTGTCTCAAAATATCTGAAACTAACAATGGATTCATAATATCTTAGATTGCCGTTTTCTGCATATTGTAACTTGTAGTAATTGTTGCCTAAACCGTCATCAGTTCTAATGACTAACCCGGCGCTTTCATTTTGATCTAGGTTTTCAAATGTTCGTAACTGTTGCGACTGCAGCGCATTCCACACATCCGATACACCTGGCATTTCTGGAACGGTAACGGTAAGTCTTGGTGCGCTTGATAGGTTTTCAGATAGATAGTATGATGTGCTAATTGATCCTAATGAATAGGCTTTTAACTCATCGCCTGTGACCGGTGATAGTTTGAAATAATCATTACCTAATCCGTCGTCTGTTCTAAATATAGTTCCAGCACCCCATGCTTGCCCTAAGTCGTTAAAATACTGTTCTGCTTGGTTTTGCATAGCGTACCACACATCTGACACAGTAGGTAGTTCTGATGTGTTTAGCGTCAATTTGGATGAAGCCGCTTGATACTCTGAATAATTAGAAGGTATCAAATTATACCCGGTAACAATAGCCTTCTTGCCGATTGTTGTAGAAAATGGAATCATATCGAGTGTTGCCTGGATATATCCTTGATCAGCTACAAATGGATAATTTTGATAAACATATCCAAGATAGTTCCAATTAGGTACACGCACTCTAGCCTTTAAGTTTTGAGAAGCTGGCGGTTGTGGCAAATCAGAGTATTTATAGACATCGTAATTGTACGGTGAAGCAAGTGATGATTTTTGTACCCATTGCATGGTATATGTTGATATCCACTCTAAATAACTACTTTCTATTAAATCATATCCGGTAATGATTGCTTTCTTACCTGTTTCTTGAATTGCTGGAAGTTCTGAATATCTAGAGAAGATATATCCGTAATTCGCCACATGATATGTCTTTGATTCCCATGTTAAGTTTGTAAGTCTCGCTTTCCACCCGACTTGTGTTGGTTCTGGTAATTGATTTGTATTTGTGATTTCATAAGTATAGGGACTAGCTAGTGTTGTTCTTTCTGCCCAGCGTATGCGATATGCAGATTGCCATTCGCTATAATTAGAGGGTATTAAATTAAACCCTAATATGATCGCTTTCTTCCCGCTTTCTTCTGCAAGTGGAAGATCTTCTATTCTAGCTTTGATGTATCCAAAGTCTGCAATATGATATGTTGTGTTGGTCCAAGTTCTAACAGTGACTCTGGCCTTCATATTGTAAAATGTTGGTGCAGGCAATGCTTGAAGTGATGTCACATCATAATCATAGGGCGCTGGCGTGAGTTCTAACGTGCTGGCTTCCCATATGTATGTCTTACCTTCGTTCCATTCGCCTACGTCACCAGACACGAATTCATATGGTTCTGTGATGAATCTACGTGCGACTGTGCCTAATGGATAATTCTGATAAAACCATTCTAGATATTTCATAAACATCTCTGGACTTGACACTACATCAATCTTTGTTAGTCCGTTATTGTAATCTGTTTCAGTCGCTGCAATCCATTCGTTAAAATTGGTTCTTGCATTCATGGTGACTAACGCACCTACATAACCGGCTATTTCGTTTAAGGCGTCCCACATATAATATCCTTGCCACAAATAGTCCGGTGATTTGATTTGTCTTAGTCTTGCTCTTGTGTTTTGTCCTTGAACAAATTCTGGACTTTTACCAATTTTGCCAACAGATAAAACTTTATCTACAACTTGATCGAGATATATTTCAACGTCCGCTTGTTCATCTGTGCTCGTAAGACTTACGTTAGCTGTTTTAAGCCACAATACGTCTCCGGCGGTATAAGGGCCGCCAGGGCTTCCTACTGGTCCGTCATAGTCTGTTGTACCAAGTGTTTTAACTTTTATTTGTACAAGCTGATTTGCAGCTTCTGTTTCGACTGTAAATGTTCTATTGACGTTTACAATCTTAGGTATGATGTCTTGAGCTGTAGAGAAAATCCACCAACCAGAATATCTTAAGGACGCAGGATCAATATGTATAACTTCTGTTTGTTTTAGTACACCGCCTACATAGATACCAATTTGTATGTCTGCGTCAACGTCCGATCTTCTTGCTAGAGTGCCTAAGTTTTGTATATTCCAAACAGTTAGCGCCATGTTGATTTGATAACTTCTTCCGGCTTCAACCATTGTTAGTCCGTTAATGACATCTAAATCTGTTGATTGTGTCGTGATTGTTAGCGGTACTGTAACTTCTGTATTTGTAACTCTTAAACCTGTTGTAAAGTACTCTGGGTCTCTATATTGATCGTTGATGTATAAATCATCAAACCAACCACCAGGAAGTATTGCTATAATGTTTTCTTGGTCAACTCTTTTCATTTCAGAAGCAGAACGCACAAAAAGGCCAAGTGTACCTAAGCCTTGCGTAACTGCCATATCTGGTATTGTTCTTCTTTGTAGAAGCGCAGATAGGCTTATAAGTTTTACTGTATGCTGATATAACTCATTGTTTTCAATTGAATCATATCCGGTCTTATCAACTCTTGGTTCTTCAACTAAGAATTCAAATACATTTGTTTCTATTTCGATTCTAACTCTTGAAAGACGAATGAACGGTCTTGACAAATCAATTGTAGGCCCTAATTGGTCTTTCTTCATTGATATCGTGGTAAAAGACCCACTGTCTAAAGTTGAGTCTATTGTTTGCGCTATACTAATTGATTCTTGATTAACGTATGGTGCTAATTCATATCTTGCACCATTCATCCATAATGATATCGTCATCTTCTTACCCCGCTTATGTCTCTAATCAACCTTTGCTGCTCAATCGAGGATCTATATTTATCCTTTTCTATTTGGTCAACGTATCGTTTGGTTTCCATTGCGACGTTAAACGCTCTGATAGAGTATTGCATAGCAACTGCTGTAACCGCCAATCCCAAGCCTGCAGGACCACCAAATGCAGGGCCAAACGCTAATGTAGCACCAACGCCACCGATTTCTTGACCTATAGCAACGTTGTTCTTAAGTTGCTGCGAGCTATGAAAATCGCCGCGTAATTCTGCGTTTGTAGTCACTGCGCTTGTAATTAAAGTTGCAGCAAGTGTTATACCAGCTATGCCCAGAGACGCGCCTTTTTGAATGCTTGACGATAAATTCTTTTTAATCTCTTTTTCTGGTTTTTGATTGAGTACCGGATTTGATCCTTGTTCGTCTTGTAATTTTTCTTCTGCTATCATCTCGCTTAAAGCTTTGTTTTCTGATTGCGATAACTTTTTATCGGTGAAAACCAATTCGGCAATATATCTTACATCTGGCATTATGCAGCACCAGCGAAAATACATTCTAACGTAAGGTTTGCATTTTCTGTGTATCTATAGTGTCCTTTTTGCATAAACATAGAGAACGTATATTCGACACCACCGATTGAATGTCTAATAACGTATTGCTTCTTCATGAAGTCATCGTTTGCTATATCTTTTGCAAGTTCGTTGGCTTTTGTACTTCCGTCTAAAATAACAGTCATTGAAATGGATCTACCAATTTTGACAGCTGTTGCGTTAATTGATAACTTACCAACTCCAACTTGTGGAATAATCTCTATGCCCTTTTCCATGTCAACGCTGAATGCGCCAACAAGGACTGTTTGATCGTCAATATAAATAGGAATTCTTGGCAACGCTTTTTGGAATGTAATGATAAACCCAACAATGGTGTTGTCATTGTTATAACTTAAAGTGCCGCTTCTGATCACACCTGTAATTGTTTTTACAACTGACCCAACAGTGAATTGAACTGTATGTGTTTTGTTATATGAACTATTCATGATACTTGCCAATAATTCGACGTTCTTAGTGTTCCCTTGTTGGATAGGGAAGTTAATCACTACTTGCTCTGAAACGAGCTTATCGTTGGAATGTGTTCCATATGTGATGTTTGGTAGCAAACTCTTATCATTGCGATATGCGATTGAATAGTAGTCCATTAGAACGTTGTCAATCTTAATGTTAGAATCTCTACCAACAACGCCACCTAAAACATATGACCAGTTTAGAACAAGCTGCAATATAAAACTATCTTCTTTTTTACCTTCGTTGTGATCAACTGTTTCAATGAATCTTGGTTTTTGTATCGTGTTTGTAATCGTCCAACCGTCGTATGTGAAAATACGCTCATCGTTTTGAACGCGCACATAATAATTGAGTATTTTTTGAATATCATCACGTTGTCTAATCACACCATAGAATGTTATGACATAATCTTCGGCCAAAATACCCGCGAATGCATATTCGGGCATGCGTGGCGCTGTCAGCTGCAATACACCAGGTGTGTATTTGAGACCTTCATATTTTGTCTTACTGGTATATTTTTGAAAGTCATCTGTGATTCTAAAACGTATTTGTTCGGTGATGAGTTCGTTAGAAAATAACAAATCACTGTAGTCATTTAATTTATCTTCAATAAGTTTTGCAATGGTCTGATTAGATAGATATTCCATGTGTTTACCCCTTTACGAATTGTACACCCAACCGCGATTCGATGTATCTTAATACAAACTCAAAAGCTCGTCTAAACCAGCCTTCGTTATAATTCTTGCGCCCACCCCATTTAGGACTAAGCCATGCTTCCTCAACATAGACGGCATAATATATGTCTAATACAATCCTAAAACCCCAGCCTTCTGAACTAGGTTCGACTCTAATCGCTCTTTTTAAAGTTCCTGACCTATGCGGCGCTCTTGCTGTAAATACAGTTATAGCTTGAATTTTAAGTACTTCTATTTCTCTTAGAAGTTCATCATGTGTCATTTTAAAAACAACCTATTTATTTTGTATCTGTCAGCAAGCCCTGGATAGACTCTAACGGCGTCTTTGTATTTATCTTCAACATACGATGTTGCTTCTAATATTTCAAATTCAACGCCTTCTTGATTGATAAATTTGTCGCCCTCTTTAAACTTTATTTTAGCTTTCGTCTCGACAATTTCAGAATATCTTTTAGTCTCAATCGTTTCAACATCTACATAACCGCGCTTCTTTTCAACTGAACGATACTTAATAGGAACTAATCCAGTGAAATGTTCATCATCTTCTTCTCTGTTGATTTCATCTACATCAGAAGGAACGATTGCTTCTTGCCATTGGCCACGTTTTGGGAACTCTTTGTTTCCTGCATACATAACTAGTACCCCTTTCGATACGCAACTTCTACTTCATATCTCAACATGTCTGTAAACTTTTTAATGCCTAGATTAGTTGATTTGATAGCATTCTGCGCGTTTTGAGGAAGTTTATCTAATGGATCATTTGTTTTGCTTATTTCTGTTAGTGCTTGATCGCCTATCGTGAGAGTACTTGCAACATATGAACATACATAGTTTACAAAATCAATGCGATATGATTCGTTAGTAGCAACAAGGTATTCAATCACTTTTCTATCTGGCATAAGTTTGCTAGCTTGTAATATGTTCATGCAGTCTTTGGCGTGCTTAAACATGATCGCATTTGCTTTTTGTGCGTCAATACTAAGTTCAAGCATTAAATCTTCACCAGTTGTTTTTTTGAAGTAACTATGTGTTGGCACTGGCAAATGGTTATCAAAATCATATACACTTATATTTTTATCTAAATCTTTTGGATTCATATGTCATACTCCTTTAGTAAAGAAGGGCAAGGGTTTGAGCCCTTACCCTATGTCTTTTATCAATCCGTCAGTAAACCCTTCGTTACTGACTTGTTCTTCGGTTGTAATGATTTCTAACATCTGGATTGCGTCTTCTTTCGTTTCAGCAATTAGACCTTTGGATTTGACAATATCCTTGAGTTGATCTTCTGTATAGCTTTCAAACGGTTTCGCGTCCTCGACTATCTTCCAACCTTGTGCAAGGTATTTGTTTAAATTTTTGTCTAAGATGTTAGTAACTATGCTACCCTTACGAACTTTCATTTAATTTCTAAGTGCCGCTTACTACAGAAAGTTTCTTCAACACTCTGTCAGCGTTTGTCACTTTGAATGCGTGAACTGAATGATATTGTGCGTATGAACCGACAAAATCAATCGCTGGCATTAAGCGCAAGCCAATAAGTCTTGACAATACTGAGTATGCGTCATGGTCGTACATAACGAAGTCAATTGCTTCGTCTGCAGCTTCTGCGCCTGTACCTGTAAGGTCGCCTAAGAATTCGTTTTCAAACACATTCATGGTATAAATGCGTCCTAGAACGCCAGTTCTTAAGACTTCTTCATTTGAGTTAGGCGTGTATTCTTTACCGCTTAATTCAAGCAATAGCGCGTATGAATCAGTGTTGCAAATTAAAGCGTCAGGTCGAGCTTTATTTTCTCTTAATTCTTTACGAGCGTCAATGATTGCCTTCTTAATCGTGTAAGTGCTTCCGTCAATAACAGTTGTTACTGATCCAGCAGTAGCTTGTTCAGCTAACTTTTGAACTGCAATTTCTTGGAATTCTTCGCCAGCACTTTCAAGTACAACATCCATTTTTTGAGCACCTTTACCAGATACTCTTGCTGTTTCTACTAATTCATAAATCTTTTCACTTCTACGAATGTTTACGTCAAAGCTAATAGGGATTAAAGAATCTGCAGTGGATGTGTGCGTGAAGTCTAATGATCCTACAGTGTTCGCACTGCCTGGATTACCAAGCTTGCGTACTGCAATTTGACCAGCTTCATTAACTTCAAATTTAGAAGTAAATGTAATGCCGTCTTGGAAAGTCTTTGCTGCCCATAGGTTGGGCTCTAATAATGGCGTAAACGCCGTGTCAACGGTTTCACTACCGTATTTGACTAAATCTACATCAATAAATGACATGTGTTATTCTCCTTTTATTTGTGTGTTTTTCTTTTTAGAATATCCGCCATAACTTGCTCATGGCCCGTCTTAACCATGTTCGAAGTGTCGATGTGCATGCCGACTCTTTTTGTCTGCGTAATCCCAAAGTCTTTAACAACACCTTTAATGATGTCATCCACGTTAGCTTCTGCATTCTCTTGTTTCTTCAACATAACAAGTTTCTTAAGTGTATCGTTTGGTTCAACGTTATTCTTAAGAAGCGCATTTTCAATCGTGATTTCTTCGTATTTAGTAGTTGCTTCTTTTACTTTGGTTTCGTACTCTTCGATATTTGGTTTGTTTTTTTCGGCTTCTTCTAGCTTAGTTTTATATGACGCTAGATCTGCCTCGTATTGACTTTTAGCAGTCTCTACTTCTTTCTTATCAACTTTTGATGTTAACCATGTTTCCACTTCTTTATCATCAAATAAATTGACCTTTAGTTTTTCGCTCAATGAACGCTTGACTTCTGTTTGCGCTTTCTTGACATGCTCTGCGCTTAATTCAGCAGCCTTATCATTGATAATTTTTTGAACCTCTTCTTGACCTAAGAGTTCTTGTAACTTTTCATCCATTTTAAATCTCCTTCCATTTTATAGTCTGTCG